TAATGTCCACATATTGGCGCAGTGTGCGATTGATTAAACTTTGCCCGGTATATGCTTCAACGTGCAAGGTTGCGGCTTCGGCAAGTTCCATTAAATAATCATCATCGTCTGTATGATCGAGGCGTAGATGCTGCTTTATTTGCGCTAGTGTTACTGGCTTAGTAAGCGTTGATACAAGTATAGAAGTTGTCATGTTTATCCCTTTTGAAATAAAACGACCCCGTCCATGAACTAGAACGGGGCCGTCAGTGGCACAGGTTTTAACGAGGGAGGAGGCGTTCTACGCTGTGCCGAATTTGACTAATTTGATTGCATCAAAGTCCTGAACGCCGCCGCCGACACGCTTGGTTGTGTAGAAAAGGACATAAGGCTTTGCTGAATATGGGTCACGCAAGATGCGAACACCGGCCCGGTCAACAATCAAGTAACCCCGATTGAAGTCGCCAAACGCAATCGACGTAGAATCTGTTGCAATGTCAGGCATATCTTCTGCCTCAACCACACCAAAGCCCATCAGACTTGCCTGTTGCCCTGCAGCAGCTGGCGCTTGCCACAGATAATTCCCGTCAGCATCTTTCAACTTACGAACTTCAGCTTGGGTTTTGCGGTTCATGACCCAATTTGCATTTTGTCGGTGTCCGGCTTTTAACGCATAAATTGTATCAACCAACACGTCGGAAGCATCACTTGCTGCAAATGCACCGTCAGTTCCTGTTGCGATATAGCCAAGATTACCCCATGACCAAGACGCTTCATCAACACTTGTATGGGTTAAAAATCCACGTGGCTGATTAACACCATCACCGTTGATAAAAGCCGCGCTTTCCTGTTCCGCAAATGCTGTTTCCACTTCACTAGCAATCCAAGCATCAATATCAATCGCCGCATCTTCTAAAAGAGAGGATGTAGCGGCAGGCATTGCGTAAAGCTCCATGGTTGGAAATGAAAGCTCAGCGAGTGTTGGCGAATCTGTTTCAGGACGCACTTGTGTTTCTGATGCCCATCCGGTTTGCGGCCCCGTAACTGCAAACGGCTTTTTATAGACTGCAGATGAAACCGTTTGAATGCCAGAAATTGAACGAATAGGTGATCCCAATGCTAAACGACGGCCAATTTCAGTTGCAGTTTCCTCTGGCACTAAGAAACCGCCATCTGGATCAGAACTATAGGACAATGCCTTTCGCTCATGCTGTCTAAGGCCGTTTTCATCGCCCCCGCGAACATAAGCATTAAATGCCTGTTTATGTTCAATATCGGCACTTGAATTTGACATTACACTACCAAATGCAGGGCGTTTTCCTTTCAGAATGAGTGAGTCCATACGAGATTTTTGCTCGTCTATAGCTTTGTTGATACGGTTCATTTTTTCGACCGTTACAACATCTGCTGAAACACGGGTTTCAACTTGCTCAAGGCGCTCATCATTGGTTTCTTTAAACGCTTCAAATGCTTCCATAAACTCTTCGAAACATTCTGCTACATCTTGCGCTTCTCCGGTTGCAGCTTTTGCTTCCGGTGCGCGGTTAAAATTGGTTTTCATATTTAGCTCCTGGCTGAAAAAGTTTGAGTTGCCTTACGAATTGATTTTGCAAGGCGGCTTGGAGGGTCAAATGCAGCATCGCGCTTGCAATTGATTGCGCTATACCCGCTGGAAATCACCAATCGTGCATCGCGTCTCGACAGCCCCGCATCCCGCGTGAGCCATCGTTCAAATTCTCTGATTGTCGGAAGGCCGTTCGTTATATCTGCGGACTTCACTGTTTCAATCCGGGCTTCATCAAGCAGCGGAAATGTGACAACAGAAATTTCCCAGAGTTCAGCTTCAAGAATGTTTCGCACTTTAGTTACAGGCGATGTGCGGGCGCGTTTTGTCTTGAAACCAATGGACAATCCATCGACTGCACCTGCCCGCATCAATTCGAGAATCTCCTCGCTTCGACGAACACCGCGTGTAATTGTCCCTTCTACATAAAGCCCTTTTTTATCTTCTATGATTTTTGTCCAAACACCTATTGGTTGATCTGGATCATGTTGAAACAACATACGGATAGCAGAAGGCTTTCTTTTTTTGAGAGAGTTTAGAAAGGCTCCCTTGAGAACCGCATCATTACCCTGGTCAACCGTGTCAAACACGCTCGCATAGCCGGAAAACTTTCCATTCAATTTGATACTATCAATTTCAATAGGCGCAAATTTAGTCTCGCGTTGCGCCAGATAGCCGCTCGCCTTCATAGAATTCTCCATGTGTTAAGTTTCTATAATTATGTGAGTGAAATAAAACCCGACTAATCGGTTATCGTTTCATCCATAGGTGCAAAACCGAGAGCTTCACGCTTTTCATTGTCAGTTAAGAAACCCGCCTGGCCTATCCGGTTCCATAGTACCTCGCGCTCATTGGCCATTGCTTCAATATGGTCTGTATTAGCAATCAAGTTTACCCCATTGCCAAATTCTGAACCTAACCAATTACCAAGATCGCACGCGGTTTTAGTTGCCAGTGGCAATACCGTTTGTCTCCAAAAGGCGCGATTAGCTTCCTGATAATTTGAATACGTATTATCACCTGGTATTCCAAGCAGCATTGGCGGCACACCAAAAGCTAAAGCAATCTCCCGTGCCGCGCCATTTTTTGCTTGCATGAAGTCCATATCCCGTGGGCTGAAACCCATTGCTTTCCAATCCAAGCCACCTTCAAGTAACATCGGACGCCCTGCCCGCATCGCGCCGGAATAACCTTCTTCAAGTTCATCTTTTAACCGCGAAAACTGATCGTCTGTCAGGTTTTCCCCGCCACTGGAGGCATAAACAAGTGCACCAGATGGCCGTGCGGAATTATCAAGTAAAGCCTTGTTCCAATTGCTTGCAGAATTATGGATATCCAAAGCCATATGAGCAGATGAAAGCGGAGACAGACCATTGATTTCACTTACCGGGTTGAACAATGCAAGATGCAAAATTTCTGACCCCGCAGAGCCTCCCGAATAACGTGTGCGTCTAGAATTAATCGTATAATCATAAGCCACAGGCCAACCGGAATTATCCAATACAGGTGTAACTTTTGCAGGATCAAGAACGTGCAGTTCACGCGTTTGATCTTCAACTGATACCCGGCTTACATAAGCATTGCCGCAAATTAGTAAATGACCGTAAAGTGATTCTAGAAACTGCGGACAAGATTGACGTTCATTTGGTTTTGACAAGAGATTAAGCATGGGATGTTGATCGAGATCGATTTTATCTTCACGCACTTGAAGCGGCATACTGCCTGCAGCCTCACTAATCATTCTAACACAACGATAAACAACCGGATTTCGACAAAATCCATTCCTCGCATAGCCATCCCCTTCCAATACAGACCAAACTGCATTACCCGCAGAATGAAACGCTACAAGACCAGCATTTGCCTGTTTTTGTTCAAGCGAAAGTTTATTCCCGGCTAAAGGGTTTAGCCATTCTAAAAATCGGTTCATTTGCCGTTCCATGTTTGTAATAATTATTAAGTATGCCGTACTTTGGGTACGCTTTGGCGATTTAATGCCAATGCAGTAATCGCCCAGACAAGTGCATCAACGCGATCAGGTGAAACACCATCCGCCATTCCGTCCGGCCCGATCGCACACATTTGATCTTCCAGTTCTGCGAATTTACCCGCATGACAAACCATTCCGCGTTCATATAACAGAGCAACTGGTTCGGCCCGCACCCATTTACCCCGACTTGCAAAAACAGGACGGACAGGAACTGTTGGATCAATCGTATGAATAACAGTGCGGACCATATCCCCGCCCTGATTTACTTCCGCAACAATCAAGTCAGCCTCAAGTGAGTGATACAAAGCAACTGCATGGGCAGCCCATTGATCAGGTGTTGCTTTTTTAATTGTTCGATCTTCAATTACATAACACTTGCCATCAGAAGTTTTACCTACGGCGATTATACCGCAAGATGCTGCCTTGCTTCCAGAACCAGCAGGCGGATCAATGGCAATAACGATGCGCTGCAACTGTGGCAAAGTATCTATTCGGCATGCTTCAATGGTTACTCTTCTCCAAAGAGAATGTTCATTACTTTCTATAATTTCACCATCCAGTTCCTGTCGCCCAAGACTCGTACCTGCATAAATTCCCTCAACATAATCAAGAAAACCGTCCGCCAGATTGTCAGCGTTTTCCTGCGTTGTTGAACGAACAGTAACTGTGTTTGGATCTGCCAATAGTTTTTTCAAAAGCTTCAATGGCTTCGGCGTTGTCGTTACTACTTG